ATTAAGCCATACCTTACCAGCGCCTTGGTCAGTATCTGTAGTAGTAGACTCCCAAGCCATCAAGACACCAGCATGATCGCCCGTGGTTCCTGTAGGGCCAGTAGGGCCAGTGGCTCCAATCTCGCCTGTCCGTACAAATTGGACATCAATCGTATCACTATCGGAGAAACTTCCAGAGCTAGTCACATGAGCAACAGCAATCTTACTGTACGTAGACGCAGAAGTTACAGCCCCAGTAATATTGTAAGTAGCAAAGACTGATGGTGTACCAATCTTTTTAAATGTAATAGTACCTCGTAAGGCTGTAGTCGAGGAATCATCCCATGTATCAACTTGAGAATTAATAGATGTTCCAGCAGCGTTATCTACGTCATCCATATAGAGGACAGTTGCACTAGCAATTGTGCTATTATTCAACCAGAGTTTACCAACCCCCTGATCTGTATCAGTGGTAGTAGTCTCGAAGAGCATCTGAATACCAGTAGATCCAAGATCACCGGAACGGGTAAAATGCATTGATACTGGGTCAGCATCGGCTAGTGTACCGGCACCTATAATATAATTAACAGGTATTTTAGTATAACCACTAGCATCAGTTACTATGCCATCAATTTCGAAGAGAGCGTAGTTGTTACCATTAGCTTTTTGGACTACAGTAATATAGCCACGACTATTGGAATTAGTAGAGTTATCCCATGTTTGAACCCAAGTAGCAATATTAGCACCGGGAACATCAGCGTCATCTACGTAGAGAACTGTAATAGAAGCAGTAGCCGCATTACCCCATACCTTACCTGCTCCCTGATCAGAATCAGCAGTAGCAGTTTCCCACAACATTGAGTTCCCAGGAACTTGGCCGGTAGCAGCAGTAAGTTGAGAGTAATTAACACCATCAGCAGCGCTCGTACCAGCAGTTACATTGAGAAGTTTGTTACTATTCAGATCAAGATCAGCAGCCATAGAGTTAGGTGTAGTTCCGTCACGCGATAGTGTATTCTCCATCGCTACCTCAGAGGCAGCACCATTAGCATTAATGGAGCTAATGGCTGCTGTCTCATTACTCGTAAGGGATGTTAAATCTGTATGAGTAAGTTTTGGCATTATGCTACATCCAGTAAGAATGTAATAGCAGCATTAACAGCGTTAGTTGAACCACCATCACATATAATTTCAATCGCTTGACCTGCTGTAAGGGTATTAGCCCCTGAAGGTGTGGTGCTATCTAGGTCACCTGCGGCACCTGAAGCAGCGATAGTCAAGGCAGTAGTAGTCACCGCAACGGTGGCTATTTCAAATGTAAATACAGCATTACCAGACCCGTTAGCAGCCTGTAATACTGAGTAGATCTTCTGTATATCTCCAGCTAAAGGAACCGCTACCCATTGAGAGGAAGCGGTTGAGACATTTATAAAGTTGTATGTGATAGCTATTAAATTAGAGTTCTTGATACTAGCGGTGTCGATGTTAGCTGCATCAACCTTGGCCCATGTACCTGAGCCTGAACCATTAGCTCCATAAACTGTATTAGCAGAAGCAGCAGCTACACCCTTAGGCTCGTGTAATGCTGTAGTCGTTAGGTCTTTATGATTGACAGTCATACACTACACCTGTTTTTATAAAAGTAATGAGAGGGGGACCACTAAGATCCGGAGATACATAGTGGCCCCTCTCAAGACTAGGCAGCATTAAGTTTTACGATACTTAATAACCAGATCAGCAGCACCAGCCGTGAAGGCTGCTGTGCCGTAAGCTAACGACAGGAACAGAGGCCGATCACCCGTGCCAGCCAAAGCTATAGCACCGGAACCAACCAACGCACCATCACAGGCGACATGGTCACCAATGGCGTCGATACTTCCTTTAGCGATAGTGGCATCAATACCGTCAGCATCGTTGACGCTGAAGGTTCCGTCGCCATCATCATTCCACAGGCCTAGCGACAGCGTGGCAGAACCACCCGAAGTCCAAGCCGTGGTTACGTATAAGGTAGCCGAGATGATGTGCGCACCATCGGGGATACCAATCGAGGGATGAGCTTCCAACAGTGCATCGGAAGACGTAGCGTCTCCGTACACAATGCTGTAGACAACTTCTTCTTCGTCACCCATCGTTGAGACGCGCCCTGCTTTCGCCGCAACAGCTTTCTCTAAGCCGAAGCGAACATTGAGGCCATCGTCGTTTGTCCACCGTTCAGTTGAAGACATGTTATGTCCCTCCCTTAGACTTGGTCGGTGTCAGTAAGACACACAACAAGGTTTTCAGGACGGAACAACTTTGCACCGTAACGGGCCGTAGTAACGTACTCTTCACGTTGCCAGTCCTTATTGTACTCCGAATCGACCATTGGCATTTGACGCCAAGCACCGACAAACGGAAGAACATCAGAAGCAGCACTGAAGAACAAGTTAGCTTTACCGGCAGCGGTGGTCACGCTGTCAACAGTTTCGTTAGCATCAGCAAGGTAGTTGCTGGTATAGACATCGAAGCCGTAGATGTTCTTAACGAACTTCATACCGGTTGCGATACCTGTGCTAACAATGCCTTCCCACTGCGGGTTATTGCTGACGTTGGTTATATTCGAGATCGTATTAATAGTATACTCAACCGAAGGATCAACGATAGCAATCATGTCCGTCTGTGGGACGTGAACCAACAAAGCGATGCGGGGCACCGTTGATGTTGTTAAGATCAGCAGAGGTCTGCGCGGACTGTAAGCCCATAATCTTAGTTTCCACAGCTTCGAGGATCGCCCGAGACTGTTTAGGCACAAACGAAGAAACCAACTGGCTCATGTAGAACATGTCCTGTTTGTTCTTGTTAGTGATATAATGACCCGAAGATTTATACTCGTCAATGGTGAATTGGAATTCGCCAGTGTCAAGTGCGCGATACTTAACGGCAGTATCTTCCACGTAGTCATCGGTGACCGCCTGACCTATAGACGGGATAGTGAACGTAGTTCCATCGGGGAACTCGGTCATCCAGTTAACGTACCCTTGAGCCATAAGCTCATCTTCGAGTACGGTCTTTAACTGAGACGACCAGATCTCAGACCTAATAAGATGGTCTGAGTTGGAAGTAACATCAGTCATGGTAACCTTCTCCTGTGGTTATTTGTAAAAGCCTTCTTGGCCTTTCTCTTTTCTCGATTTAAACAGTTGGTTCTGAATTTCGGGAGTAAAGAATTTACGGGGATTAGCTTTACGCATATCCTCGTAGTAACCCATAGTCCCGCTCTCCGCATTCTTACCAGCCATTAAGTCTTCGACAGCTTCGGTATTTGTCGTACCCACTGTTGCAGAAGGGGTGGTCACCGGCTTCTGATCTTGAGATATACCGAGGGTATTAAAGAACGCTAACGGGCTTTCAGAAGCAATCTTAGCTAAGGAATCAACAGATAGATTCATTGTCCTAGCTTTGTCTTGTAGAACTTCATGAGCTTTATCGGCTCCGAAGATCTCCTTCATCTTAGCATCTACTATATTAATATTAGAAGATGCAACCTTATCAGCGTCCCGCTTATCCACGGTATTAGAGATTAGCTTGGAAAGGACTTCTTCATCTACCACAGGGGTGGTGTTCTCCCGTGCAGATAACGTAGTCTTTTCTAGTTCCACGCGTTCCCTCTTAATATCCGAGAGTACATCCTCAGCGTTTAACCTCTTGTCGAGTTCACCTCGGAGTTCGTCATTCTCGGTTGTCAATTGATTAATAAACAAGTCTCCTTCGATGTGTCCCTTGACTTGTTCCTCGTTAGTAGTATATTTCTTACCTTCACCTACTAACGGGTTGCCTTCGGGTTTCACTTCCTCAGTAGTCTCATCAGTCTTAAAGATATCATCAGCCATGGTCAGGCTCCTTTATGTTAAGTCGGTCAACTTAAGTAGATCACGGTATGCGCGTAGCTGTCCTACACGATCCGCTTGCTTGTAAGCCCAACTGTTATTATTATAATCATCTAGCGTCGGGCACTCTAAACTAGTGATCTTCTGGTTGATTACAGTTGTTAACCTTTCTAGGAGGTCCTTACCGTGTCTTACTTGTTCGTCAAACTTCTTAGCGTCTTTACCTTTAAGATGGGAACACCATCTAGGATTAAGATTACCCATTGTTTATACTTTCATTATACCACATTTAGCTCTGGTTGTCCAGCACTTTCTGACTGAACGGCTGCTTGCTCAGTATCTAATGTATTCTGTCCAGCATTCATAAGGCGTTGAGTCTCGAGTTGTTCAGCCACCCTGATGTTAGGAGCTACTAGATCAAACTTCTGAATCTCCAGCAACTCTTCAACAACCTGCGCAATCTTAAGTCCTGAGAAGTGGACATTGACGGCGGGGTCTTGACCAACCGCAGAGTTCATCAAATTCAATAGGTTCTGGAACTGATTAGCTTTAGATGCAAAGTGTCTCGCTCCAATGGGTCTAATCTTACCACGAGCATTCAGGTCCTCGGGGGTAATAGTCTCAAAGAGCGCGGCACCAAACTCATCGTCTACGATACGTACCACATCCGATACGTCCATATTTCTACGAGCTAGTTCAAGCATATCGTTTAACAAAGGTTCAAGGAAGTTACGCTCGAAGTAGGAAACCTTGTTTAGAAAGATACGAGAGGACGCATTATCTAAAGTCTGTACTTCGAACTTGGTCTTCTCTCCCGGTGTTCTAATCCCCATAGCCTGTCGAGGGGCACCAGCGTACTCCTCCATCTTATTCTCAAGAAGGGCTATCTGTGTATCAGCGTTGAGAGCGGTTGTATCTGGACGCATCATCTCTACATCACCGTCCTCACCAGTGTAGATCTTCTCACCTGGGCCGTAGTCAAAGTCTTCTACGAAGCCCCGTACTTTCATAACTGGATGAGCAATAAGATCAAACACATCAGCCTTGAGGTTCTCTAAGTGGTCGATCCTGTATTGCATACCTACTAGGTTATCTAGAGGTCCCATAGCCATAAGATTATCGGGGCGAAGACGCCAACCAGCATGACGGAAACTACTACCACGCCAAGAAGGGTTTGAAACTTTTCGAAGTACATGGGTTCTATCCACAATCGTGATGATATAGTTCTTGAGGAGTTTATTCTCTTCTACATCATATAGATCACCATGAAATTCTAAGATTTCAACGTACCCTGACTGGTAGTAGTTTAATATATTACCGAAGCCATCAATTTGAAAACCCTGGTCCTTCTTCATGTCATTAATAGTGAAACCAGCTACAGACTTACGAGTCTCTACAATCTTACTAAATACCTTCTCAAGGTAACCAGATTCAGGATGGTCTTGGATATCAGCAGAAATCTCACCAAGAGATTTGATAGACCTAACCATCTTAGGAGTAAGTTCAAAAGTTTCAGCAACAGGACTAAGCACGATATCGTACGGACTAACCCTCAGAGCTTTTGGGCCTACGTAGCCTGGATAAACTTCACCAGTTTCATCATCAGTACGAGTCTCATTAACGAACTCACTAGTCGCAAAAACATTACCATAGTCGATATAGTCATACACCATCTTACTGACGGTATTGATGAAGTTGCTTTGACGCAACTTGTTCATCATGTAAGCTTGGATGACCTTACGCTTTTCCGCTGCTTCGGAGTCTTCGTCATCACCTTCCCACAAGAGCCAGTCATCATTAGGGAACAAAGCGGCCATGTAGTTAGCATGGAGATTATCCCTGATCTGAGTTAGCTTCGGAGTAGTAGTTGAGTTCTTCCAAGGCAGAGTAGCATTTGTAGTCTTCGTAGTATCGGTAGCGAAGATGTAGTTACGCAACTCCTTCTTCTCTTCGATCCATACCTGACGGAACTTATCCCAGTCTTGATACTTAGAAACGATAGCAGCAGCTAACGTCTCGGGCGTACCAATGTATTCTGTTATGTCTAAAGTTCTACCAGCCATTATTTAGTTCTCTTACTTAAGCTATCTATATTAGCTGGATCTATAATCCCATATTTAATCAAGGAACCAACAACATAGAACACTAATTCTATAGGTCTACGGAGTAGCCACTGTGTTAAGCTTATAGGCTGCTCTCGTAACTCCTTACGGATAGATGCGGTACGCTGTCGTGCCCAATATTCAAGAACTTTACGAATACCTTTATACTTAGGCATTAAGGAAACCAAAGGTACAAACAGTTTGTGGTAACCAAGCTCATAAGCCTTATCATTCTGGATAGTAGCTTGATAATGTAACCATATATTATTCCTAAAGGATCCAAAGCCATACATCTTATTCATCATAGAACACACAATCTTAGGATCATCAAGTTCAGTAGAATAATCTTGGTTTGAGACAAAACCGCCATCACCACCACCACCACCACTACTACCACCTTTTAGGTTATCACCAGCAGCATTCGGGGCTTTTGTTACATCGTGCTTACCAGTTTGTGGAGTATCGGACACAAAAGGACCAATAGGAGTTGTTTCTACACCTGAGGACCAAGGAGTCCCCCTCTTGCCCATACTAGGACCTATAGAGCC